TTAGCTTGTTCAGTAATTCATTCTCTATTTCTATTGAAGACCTATCACGTTTATCATCCACCTTTAAAACGTCAGTAAATAATCCATGATGCTTTCCTAAAAGTTCTAGGCCTTTTAATCTTACTGCATCAGTTACATTTACATCATCAGCCATCTTCTCGATCTTCTCTAAGATTATATCTGTTCGTTTGGCATCGTTCATACGATGTAGTGACATTTTCTGCTCTAAAAGGTGGTCTAGAAATATCCTTATGTTATCCTTTGATCTTAATCTAGATGCCAACATTCTAAGAGTGTTTGGTTTAATATCTTTACTAACATTATAATTGTTACGATAGGCATCAATTAAGCTCATGCCTTTTTCTCCATTACGCCCTATTATGTCATAGCAAAAGCCTCTCATTTTTTCGCTGAGATCTCCACCAATAACATTAGATTTTTTGGCCTTACTTTTACTGCCGTCATTATCACTTACCAATTTTAATTTAGGTTTATTATCTTTTTTATCTGACATATTTTTATCCTCAAAAGTTTACGTAAAGTTTTAATATCATGTTCCTTAGACCTGCGACCTTTACCAATGATAACACTTTATTATCTTTGTTTGTAGTCTCATTTCGTGAAATATTCATTGCTGTCGATTTAAGGGGCATACAGCACATGTAAGCAGTTTAGGCTGTATTGCTACCTAAAAGTAAGTTTCAGCGTTTTTGTTGTCCACCTTGGGTTACAGAAGATTTAGTCTTAGTAAGTAAAATAATGTTCCTATAAGTTAAATAATATCAACTTTAGTGCTTGTATTAAATGAATTAGTCGTTATATTAATAATTGAAGATACAGCCTCTGTTTGGCAACTCGTTTGAACTGTAAAGCAAACATCCCTTTTTTAACCTACTTGGGAAATTAGGATCTCGGAGACCGGAACTTGTTTTGGTCATGACCTCGAAAAGGCAAGAGCGATACAGCCCCCACAATTCGGTCTGATGAGGATGACGATATGGGCTAGTAGTTTCTTACGAGTTTCCAAATAGAGGTTGTAACATTTCAAATCAATCAAATAACAATGGAGATCATTATGTACAAGAAATTAAATAAAGACGAAATTAAGTTACTCAGACTATTATCTGATGCTTACAACTTTGGAAACATTGCTGATGTAGACAGTCCAACAGATAAAGAGTTTGGTGGTAAGTTTGTTGGCAACTACGAGACAATGGATTTAGTAAATGGATTAGATCACAATCTAGTTTCTCAGATTTGTAATCCAATATCTCAGATCATAACCTCGATGATTGGTAAAGAGTTACATGATCTTTGGATCAATGGATCAAACTACGATGTAGATTGGTTAATCAATTTTACAGACAGCCAAGAGACAGTTGGCATTGAGCCATCAGAATTTGGTGGATGGAATGTTCCAAATGAAAGTTAAAAAAAGGGGGGCAATCTCTTGCCCCCTCAACTGTCATCAAGTGTGTGCTTGATCTGATGAGACCAAAAGGTCGAAACAGTTAATCAACAATGGAGACAATCATGAAATTAGAAATCAATGAAAAGCAATTAGCATTATTAAATCAGATGGTATGCAAAGCTATACAAGATGTTCAATACATCCAATGGAGCAATACACCGGAGGCTGTAAAGAAATATAACGATGGTGTCTTGGATAGTCTTCAAGATTTGGAATACAAAATCAGAGCCAAGCAAGGCGATCCGGATTTCAAATATTGGCTCGATGAAGATGATGCAAAAGATCTTGATCCAATAGGTGGATGGAATGTTCCTCAAAGCACAAAGGAGAATGGATAATGACAAAATTACAATGTGCAAGTTGCAACACAGATCAAAACGTCAAGTTTTATGACAAAGGTCAAACCCAATATGGATATTTCAAAATAGGTTGGGAGTTGTGTCCGGATTGCTACAATCGTGAGGTAAATTGGGAACACGAAAAACAAGAACAAAAACAGCCTAGCTGATGAGACCTACTGAGGTCGAAACATTGAGCAGTACTTACTGCTCTTTGTCCTAGGATTAACTAACAAAATGGAGATACCTATGAATAAAATAAAATACCTAGAAAAATGTAAAATGCTAGTAAGACTTTATACTAAATCAGTACAAAAAGGTTTGGATGTAAAGGAACTCAGACGAACAATGAAAAAAATAGCTATCGATGATATGCGATACTATCGTATTTGTGACGAGTTGGAAGAAAAGGCTAAAAGATTTTCTTACATCTATAAAAACTCAGAGGATGGATACGTTGTTCCTATTACTGAGGGATGCGATTGCGATGGTGTTCAATATCGAACTGTTGGTAAGCCACAAAAGGCTGTGCCTCTTGTTCTAGAAAAGAATGAAGACGAGGCTTACGAATGGGCAGATGGAACAATGGACATTTACTATGTCAAACCATCTGTGGCATTGAGGATGGAAAATAAATCTGTTGATCGTGTAGCTGAGGCTTACGAAAATGGGCATCCACATTCAATAACTTTATCAAGCATTTAATCAACCAACTGCAAGAGGAGATACTATTATGCAGAAAAATAAATCAATCATTGCTGACGATGTCGTTAAGCAATTAGCTAAACAAGAGCAACAGCACAACCTTTTAAAAGGATCTAACAAGCAGAACTCTGCTGACATGAGTGCTATTAGATTGGATCAGTATGCGACAGCAATGATACCAATTAATTCAATACCAAGATCTGATACCGGTAATATTTCAGAGGATGCGACCAATGAATTATTAACTACATTTCAGACAAGATGCGATATGACAAAAGGTCAAGCTGACTTGTTCAAAAGAAACTGTGTACTTTTTACAAACAAGCATGACCTACCATCAAGCAATCTTACCAAGACCTACATCTTGGATCTGTTTGCTAAGTTGGATATCAAATCCCAAGCTAGTTTGATTAATCACAACAAAGGAGAGGATGTTAAATCTCCATTGGATACAATCATCGATAAGCTAGTAGGTCTGAAGACTAAGACCGGTAAGCAAAGAGATGGTTTGATTATGACAGCAAAAGAACTTGAAGAGTTCGAGGTCAGACTAAAGAACAGATTTGAGATTGCTGACAAAGGTAGGAAAGCAATTGATGATGCTGAGAAAGAGCAGAAAGTTGTAGACGATACTGTCGAGGCTTTACTCTCTTAATCAAATGCACAAATTGAGGCACGATTAATTTCGTGTCTCTGCTTGTTCATTTGAACAACAACGACAATAACTAGAGGAGATGCCATTGTCACAGAAATACAAAGAATTCATATTCCCTTGGAATTATGAGTGTCGTTTTCCACAGAAAGAAAAAGCTGTGGAGAACTTTATACAAGATCAGTTACAAGATCTTACCAATGATCAAGTAATTGAAAAGGTGGTACAGCAGTATGGATCAGAATATAGAGATCTTGCTGTATCAATAATTAATAAATTTATCAATCAATCTAAATAAGGAGTATCGTATGCGAATACATGAAATGAGAACAGCAATTAAAAGCTGTATTATGAATAATTGGAGAGTAAGAGCCAATGGGGGCAGTAAGGATAACCTAGTCCATCCTTATGCTGAGAGTGGTGTTGGTCAAGGTAAGACAACATCTGTCAGATCATTGGTTACTGATCCGGATTTATTATCTTTAGCTAAAGAATTATTTGGCTACGATAAAGACAAGCTAGGTTTTTTAAACTTTAGCTTGGCACAGCTAGATCCTAATGAGTATGCCGGATGGTTAGTACCGGCAAAGGATGGCGAAAGCATGAGGAGATTGCGACCCATGTTTGTGCCTATTGAGGGATGTGGAATTATATTTGCTGACGAGGTTGCTCAAGCAAACCAAGTTCTGCACAACCTATTTGGTCAAGCTGTGGATGAACATCGTGTTGGAGATTTTATCATTCCGGATGGATGGGTAATTGTTTCAGCCGGTAATCCTTTATCTGCAAGAGCCGGATCTAATAAGTTGCCATCACAACTTGCTGACAGATTTGATTTCCTTAATCTTGAGGTCAATACTGACGATGTATTAAGTTACTATGCATCCAATAATGTAGATCACAGAATTACATCATGGATTAAGTTTGATGATCAGCATCTGCATAACTTTGATGTATCAGCAACCGGTAATGCTACACCAAGATCTTGCCAACGTGCCGGTGTTTTAATTGGCATGGATATAGATCACAGCACATTACGAGGTATGTTGAATGGTCAGATTGGCGAGACAGCATCAGCTAGTTTAATGGCTCACATAAAGCTGTATGAAAAGTTACCGGATTTTGACAGCATTGTTAAAGATCCTAGCACTACACAAATACCGGAAGATCGTGGTGTTTTATTTGCTTTGTGTGGATCACTAGCTAGTAAGATGAACATGACAAACTGTGCAAGTATCCTAACTTATATCCAAAGGATACCGGAGCAAGAGTTCATGGCATTTATGCTTAAAGATGCAGTACTAAGAAACAAGACCTTGGTTACTCATCAAGCTATGAAACAAGTATTAGGATCTCAAGGTAACTTGAAAGACCTATTACTTTAAAACTTTATATCTGTGGTACTGCGTACCGGTAGTGCCACAGACAAAAACTTTACGTAAACTTTTTTTGGAGATTTTAATGCAGAATTTAAAGCTAGAAGATAAGTTCTCAAAGATTAGGATACAGCTACTATGGGATCGTGACGATAAAGGTCATGCATTTTATGGTGCTGTCTTAGTCAAGATGAAGATTATCGAAAAGAACAGCATCCCAACATTTGCAACTGATGGGCGAGACATATTCTATAACAGAGAATTTGCTGAGAGTTTAGATTTCGAGCCACTCAAAGGTGTTATTGTTCACGAGGTTGGTCACAGATTTCTTATGCACCATGTAAGACAGCAAGAACGTGATGCTGAGATTTGGAACATAGCTTGTGATTTATCAATGAACCAAGTTCTTGAAAGATCAGGTTTTGTTTTACCAAAAGGTGCTTTGTTTGATCCACAGTTTGATGGATGGATGGCTGAAAAGATTTATAATTTTATCTATCCAAAGATCAAAGCTAAACAGCAACAGCAACAGCAACAAGGTCAAGATGGTCAAGGCGATCAAGGGGATCAATCAGATAATGGCGATCCAACTTGGTTACAGCCACAATCATGGGGCAACATCGAAGACAATGTTACTGAGGGCATGTCTCAAGCTGAGATCAGCGAAGAAGAGGCTGATGTCAAAGAGGAGATATTCCAAGCTGTGCGACAAGCTAAAGAACGTGGAACATTACCGGCAGAGGTCAAGCAAATGGTCAAGGTTATGAAACGTGCTGAGATCAATTGGGAAGACGTTGTTGAGAGACATCTTGAGGGCGATGTTCCTCATAATTACAGCTATCGTAGAATACATAAAAAGTTCTACTACACTCATGAGATGATTGCTCCAACACTTGAGCATATTGGTGTTGGTCATATTGTTGTGGCTGTGGATAGTTCCGGCTCTGTATCAAATAAAGAGTTGCAGTATTTTCTTGGTGGTCTCAATGCTATGGCATTAGATCTTAAACCAAAATCTGTAACTGTAATTACATGCGACAGCAAAATACAGAATGTTATCAAGTACGAACAAGGCGATGAAATAAAAATGATATCTGCTGATGGTCGTGGTGGTACATGTGTCATGCCGGTGTTCAACTACATCAAAGAAAATGATCTTAAGGTAGACAGTTTTATTTATTTTACTGACATGGGCATACATGATTTTCCCACAGAGGAACAGCCATATCCGGTTCTGTGGGTAAGTACAGACCTACGTGCTGATAATGCACCTATTGGTCAAACAACCTATCTAAAAGTGGCTTAATGCTACTTTTGGATAAAAACAAGGCTCTAGGAACGTCACACAGAGGCGAAACGATATGTCTGTGTGTGATTGTACCTAGGGATTTTAACTATGCTGATATAGGAATGTGTGTTCCTACTGATGATTGCGAAAGCATGAAATCAGCCAACTACTATCATTATATGGAGTATTTTATGATACATAATTTTGGAAAAAAACAAGATCCCAAATCTCAAGTGGTTAAGGATCAAATAGTCTTAAAGCATTATCTCAACTTTTTAAACGAGGGATACAAAGCATTTGGATTAAACGAAAGACAAAAAGCTAGTCTCGTAAAAGCCGGATCTAATTATTCATATCATGCAGACGATTTATCTGCTGAAGAAAAGGATTTTGTATTTATGTTTACTAAACACAAAGATCATTTTGGTAATCATGGTTTAGACAGCATTTACAATTGTAGTGCTTGGATCAAGCAACACAGAAAGGCTCGTAAAGATAAGTCTGCCATTTACAGCAATAAGATTGATGGCAAAAAAGTGTTTCGTAAAGAACGTAATTACGAGCATGGTTTCTTTAATGGTCAAGCTGTTAACAGCAAGTATGCTGTACTCACTAATGCATTTGCTAAAAAATGGTGGGATGACAATATGGCTAGAACCAATGTCAAGATTAGTGCTGATGCATTAAGAGCAGAAACAGTTATTAAACCATCTACTGTAGGAAGAGCAGATAATTGGCAGTACTACGAGCATTTCAATGAGGTCTCTTTGTCTCCATCATGGTTTAAGAATGTCTATATGAAAGGTATGGCAACTACAGTATACAAAAGCAAGACAGCATTTGTTGCTAGTGCCAAGCCTCTCAAAGTTTCTGACAGAATTACAGCTAATGGTCTTGAGGCTTATACTGTTGATATTATTACAAGCCACGATGGTATTATCAGTATGGAGAAAGATCTGTATTATTTGGTTTACCAAACAAAGGCTTGGACAATTGAAGAAACACAGCAAGGCATGGGCAATATACCTTTTAGGGGCAACGACAGAGAAACTGCTCAAACTTACAATAATCGTAGGTATAACATAGCTGAGACTATAAACTGTGCATCCTCAAACTTTAGAAGAGCAGAGAATGTCATGAGTGGCAGAGTTCAGCGAAACATACTTAATGCAATGGGAGTGTAATATGCGATTTAATCCGGATGATTTATCTAATCAGCTTATAGCTGTGATTAAAAAAGAAATATCTTCAGAGATAAAAACCTATAAATCACACAGCCATGAAGACGATGTTGATAGTCGAGA